GGGGGCTCTGTACTTGAACGGATCCGCGGAGATACACGAGATGATCAAGTCCTTGAGGATCACGGCGCTAGGCGTGTTCCCGTCTGCACGCAGGTCGTTCGCCTCGGCGGTCAGTCCGCGCCACTGCGTTAGCTTGGGGCGCGTGTAGTTCTTCCGCATCTCGGCGTCGGTCAGCTCCACCTGGCTCATGGACTTGCGAGCGCCCATGATCAGCTCCCCGAGGTCCTTGAGGCGCCTACGCGGCGGCAGGGCGTCGGACACCTGCGGCTCATAGTCGTCTAGGGGGTCGGGCAGCACTGGCGGCATTTCTTCCTTGGGCGCGGGTGCGCCTGTAGCCTCCTCCTTACGCGCCGCGTCTAGCTTGCTGTCGATGTACTCCTTGTACGCGCTGGAGCCTGCGGGGGTTACAGTGTACCGTCGCTCGCGCTCGTCCACCTGGAGCAGGGAGATGTAGCCCTTTGCGGCAAGCTCCTTGAGCGCGTTCGCATTGTCGGGCTCGTTGGCGTACAGACCCCTCGGCACCACGCCATTGTTGTTCATCAAGGTCTCGAACATGGCGAACAGGACGCTGCCGCCGCGCTTCTCTGCGGGGTGGGTGTCGAGTACCGCTAGACGCGCCTCCTCCCTCGCGATCTGCTTGGCGCTCGCGCCTCTCGCCTTGAGGTCCTCGAGCAGCTTGGCCTGCTTGGCGCGCTCCGTGGCGATCACCTCGTCTACGCGGTGCAGCTTGTTGAGTTTAGCAGCGAGCTCGGCGCGTGTCGTTGTGACTGGCTTGCCCTTGTCGGGACCGTCGTCGGGCATATAGGTGATCGTGTCCCCGCTCGTGCTCACGATATGCGCGTGAACCTCCGCGCCACTCTGCGCGTGGATCTGGAACGCCGCGCCCACGATCATGTGCTCGGGGTCAAGCAGCAGTCGCCCCCCCGCCGAGTGCGCAACCTTGTAGACATAGCGGTATCGCATCTTCCCTCGGGACATGTAGGGGATGCGCTTAAGGTACTTGTGCCCCGCTGCCTTGAGCAGGTCTGAGATCCACTGCGAGAATGTGAACACGGGTTAGTCCTTGGTGCTGAGGTTGTTTAGGTCACGCTCCAACGCGAGCACGCGCATCTTGTACAGGTGCTCCATGCGCCCCGCCAGCTCTGCGACGAGGTCCACCTCGCCCCCTCTCCGCGCACTGCGCGCCTTGTGGAGCGCGTCCCCGCAGCACTCGGGGCCGTGCGCCTTCTGCACGCGCCGGCGGGGGTGGTCGCCGTCCAAGAGGTCATCGTCCTGCGTGTACTTGGGGTTGCCCCCGCGCCCCGTGGCGATCTTGAGGAACGCGTTGACGCGCGCGTACGCCCAGCTCTGCCTGTTCTGCGAGGGTCGGTGCGACACGGAGAACGCCCCCGCGCCCCTGCGCCACACCGACATGAGCGCCCCTAAGCTCACGCGCTGCCACGGCTCCGTGGCGCCCTCGTTGTGCTCGCGCGCCTTCTCGCGCAGCGCGTCTCGGATCTCCTTGGTGACCTTGATACCCTCGCCGCTGGTGCGCGAGCGCGCCGAGCCCTCGGGGTTGCGCTCGCTCCCCCTCACGCGCTCGTGCGGCTTGGCGGGCGTGTCACTGCGCTCTTGTGCCTTCTTGAGCCCGTCCCCTAGCGCGCCGCGCGCCACTTCCACGGCGGCGTTCATAATCTTGATGCTCAAGCTCTCAAGGGTCTCGCGCCCCAGCTCTGCGGGGGTCGCCACGAGTTCTAGTTTCATGCGTCCCCCTTGTCGCGTGCGTTCATCTGCGTCACGAGCTTGCGCGCCCACGCGTCCCCCGCGTCACCGCCCCACAGGAGCCACGAGATGTAGGCGGCGCTGGTCTTGTCCTCGTGGTGCCCCTGCTCCTTGTACACGCGGTGGCGCGCGAAGAACGACGCCATGCGCCGGACCGTGCGCGGGCTCATGGTGTTCCCGTTGGCGAGGTTCACCGCGCGCTGCACCCCGCTCCCTATCCCCTGCTGCTTGGCCTGCTTGGTGCTCAAGCCCCCGCGCCCGTGCTCGCGCCTCAGCTCCAAGCCGCGCCGCGCCGCGTCACGCACACCCTGGGGGGGCGTGAGGTCGAGGTCGCCGTACTTGCCCTTGAGCAGCCGCTCCACGATGTGCGTGAACATGCTCACAGCTCCACGCTCACGCGCACCTGGCGCGCCTTGGTGAGCGCGGGGGGCTCCTCGCTCGTGAACTCGTCCCCCTCCTCCTCGGATGCGCCCCCCTCGAAGTCATCGCCCTCGGTGTCGGGCTCCTCGGTGTCGGGCTCCTCTGCGCCCATGTCCTCGCCTCCGGCGCCCATGTCCTCACCGCCCCCCTCAGCCATGCTCATGGCGGTCACATAGGTCTGGTTCAAGATGATGTCGCCCCCCTTCTCAAGAGGCTCGAGGCCGTTGCTCGCGCGGATCTCGTTGATGGTCATGTATGTGCTCACGCGGTCCTTGTCCGCCTGTAGCTTGGACGCCTCCGTCTCCGCGTCCAAGCCCACGAACTCAAAGGACAAGTCGGGCGCGATAGGGTGAATGATCCAACGGTTCACCCACCCTTGCACCTGGCGCAGGAGGGGGCGCAGCCCGCGGTCCTTGCTCGCGAGGATCCGCTGCTCGGGTCCCCCCTGCGACAGGCTGCTCGTGACGCCCTCGCTCCCGAACACGAACCCAAGCTCCGCGGGGTCAATCTGATAGATGGCGCAGGCGATCTTGGTCAAGTAGCCCATCCAAGTGCTGTAGCCCATCTCCTCGGCGCTAGAGCCCATGTTCACCGAGGACACCTCCTCGTTGGCGTCGGGGTCTAGCTGCAGAATGGGCGTGCGCTTGGCTTGGTGCGCGCCGCTCAGCATCGCGTAGAAGTCACGGCGGAACGCGCGGAACAGCTGCGGACTCATCTTGGACTTCACCGCGAGGATGCTGTTCACGTGGATCCCGTTCACGAAGTTGGACGCGTTGTAGGTCTCCGCGTTCACCAAGTAGGTCACCGTGCGCACAAGCTCCTCAAGCTCGGGGTAGCCGTAGCCGTGCGCGTACAGCCAGGTGCGCGGGCGCCTCACCCCGAACCCCAAGGACTCCGCGTCCCACTCAGCCACCTTCTTGTTGTTGATCACCTGCACGAACGCGCCCTCGCTCCAGTCGCGCCGCCCCTCCTTGCGCTCCTCGGCGCTCGTGGCCGCCCGGCGGATCGTTGACGCGTCCACGGGCACGAACCCCGTGACCTTGCCGCCGCGTGTCCTCAGCACCTCGAACGCGCATTGATCGTAGGTCAACGAGTCGCGCAGGATCATGCGCACGAACGCCTCAAAGTCGAAGGCGCCCGAGTACTTGTAGCCGTCCCCGCAGGTCTCAAGCCACGCGGTCAGCTCCGTCACCTTACGCTTGATCTCGTCCGTCACCTCGGCGGCCTTGTCACGCGGGCGCAGCACGAACCCCGCGTCGTACTTGTTGGACTGCGGCGTGCAAAACTCCGCCACCTGGTTGATGCGCGTCTGGATGATCGCGGACACCACGGGCACGCGCGCCATCTGCGCGAGGACCCCGTAGTCGAGCCCGAGCGTCCCCTCGTGGCTCGTGTCGCGGAACGAGTCCCCGTACGCCGCCGTGCTGTCCCACGGGTTGAGGTCGTGCGCCGTGGGCAGGCGCGAGTGCTCGCCTACCTGCCCCTTGAGCGCCTTGGAGATCACATCCTCCGCCTCCGTGGCGAGCTGCGCCATCATCTCGTAGTAGTCGGGCGTCATGGGTCTAGCCTCCAGGGGGGGTCACTTGGCTGCTCTGCTGCGCGGCGGTCTAGTTCTAGGCGGGCAAAGGACTCGGAGCCCGCGTACTCGTTGTGCCCGTCAAAGTACCTCTGCGCCTCCTCCTCGTCCCTCTCGGAGAACTCAAGGTGGGCTAGTTCCGCCTCAGCGCGGGCCTGCGCCTCGTCCGTGCGCGCGTTGTCAACACGCCTCCGCGCCGCCTCGAGCTGCGCCTCCTGCTTCATGTACGCGCGCATCATGGGCTTGAACTCCGCGGCCTTCTTCTTGGCGTACGCCGCGACCTCCTTGAGGTCTTTGTCCGAGAGCGTGCTCATGCCCTCGGGGCGCCCATTCGCAGCGTACACCTGCTCGTGCAGTGTGACCAGCTCCGTGGGGGTGCGCGGGGCGGGCTTGGCGGCGCGCTTCTTGGGCTCCTCGCTCTTGGGCGCCGGCGCGGGTGCAGGTAGCGCAGCCTCCAGGCGATCCAAGCGCGCCTGCTCACGCGCCACCTGCTTAGTGGACGCGCCCCCCGCCTTTAGGTCCTCGACCACCTTGGACTGCTTGTCGCGCTCTGCGCGCAGGGCGGCGCGCGCCCCGTGCTTCTCGTCCAACTTCTGCGCGAGCTGCGCGCGGGTGACGGTGAACACCTTGTCCTTGTCGGGGCCGTCGTCCAAGCGATAGGTCACATTCTCGCCGCTCGCGCTCACGATGTGCGCGTGAACTTCCTTGCCCGCGCCCGCCTCCATCTGGAACGCGGCGCCCACCACCATGTGCTCGGGGTCGAGCACATGTTTGCCGCCCGCCATGTGCGTGACCTTGTAGATGTAGCGGTAGCGCATCTTGCCGCCGCTCGTGTACGG